AACAGGTACATATGGAAACCCCTATGATCCTTATTTTACTCGGATTGTTACAGATGTTGATAACGAAAACAACCGCAGTAACCCAGAACTTCCTGTTATAGTAAAAATTAAAGGTACCATTAAAGAACGATCTGAATATAAGGAAAATAGACAAACCGTTATCAACCGAATAGCATTGGTGGAGGTAATACAATAAAATGTCAAATATAATCCCACAATTCCATACTCTGGAGGATATCCTTGAATATTTTCCCGAAGAAGTCGAACTGGCTAGGTATAACGCGGACTTGGACACAGACAGCCCGCTATACACAGCTTTACATGCTCTCTATGAAGTAGAGATGGTACCGGATATGCGTAAAGCACGCACCGGAGATCCAGTAGACTTTATCTGTAATGAATTGGCTAAACATAATTTCTGGGATTAGTGGAAAGGACACACAAACAAAAACCCTGCTTCATAAACCGATGACCCCTTCATGCGCTCATATTTGGCCATAGAGGGGTCTGTTACGTTAGTGATGGTTCCTACTACAGAAATCATCATAGAGGCTGTTAAAATCAAACCACACGCTATTGCAACTACTTTAATCTTCATACTATGACCCTAAAAATCTTTTGACAGCCGGAATCCTGAAAAACAGCCCACCACATAATCCAAGAAATACAATTGCGGTAATAATGACTGGTAGAGAGAGTTCAGTATATCTTCCTAACGTCACCCACATAAAATCTTCGACAAGATGAAACGCTCCAAACGCTAAACTAATGATAAGAGTTTTTTTCAAAGCCCCTCCGTGTTTTGTCTTGTGTGTCTCTTAATAAGGCAACTGTTATGCCCAAGATATATTGCGCGTACTCTCGTGTTTGAGGCATATATTGATCCAGCTCTTTTAATGATACCCATTGGCACTCGGTAATGCCTTCCTCGGATTGCGGTAGAAAGACATGCTGTGGGGGGCCTTTATATTTTGCCATGAACCAATGCGTTGTTTTGATATATGTCTCATCTTTAATTTTTGTGAAATGGTTGGTAGGGAACAGCTTTTGACTTATTTCCAAATAGGTCTTTAAGAGCCCTGTTTCTTCAACACATTCTCTTATAGCTGTTTCTCTATATTGTTCACCTAATTCATTTTTGCCCTTAGGTAAATCCCAGTTATTGTCTCGTTTTATCATTAAGACACTGTTGCCATAGAACACTATTAGCCCACAGGACGTAATGGTTTTGTAGTCGGATATATCCATGATACCTCCGTTAATAAGTGGAATAGAAAAATTTGACGTATGATATGTCATTTTGCAGTACCTCTATTATACTTAATAAAAGTTGAATTTAAGTGGAAATCCATTGGTTTTTTTCCCAGAGATCTGTATCCCCAAGCTCAATAAACGAATGGCAATTTAGCTTTTCGGTTTTTGAATGTTTAGAGCATCCGGTTCCACGCTTCTGCGCATCATAGACAAGGTCACGCGCTTGTTCTGGTGTAAGGTCATTACCAGAGATTTCGACACAATGCTCTATTCTTCTTTCAACCCATATCCTATATTTTTTGATAGGCATAGTAGTACCCCCCACTAAAATCTGGAAGGATATTATCATGACCTCTTTGAACTTGACAAGCTGTATACCCCGTAATATCATGTAAGTCTAAGTGACGGTGTCATTTCCATGCGAAAGTATGGGGATGGTACTCAAGAGAGCTAGTTTATAGCGAGTTAGTAGTGTCTCTCTCTATAAACTAGTTTTCGCACTAAATACGGCAGTAGAGAAAAGTAATGAGTATTCAAGAAGAGAGCCCAAGGAATGTTGAAAAAACAAAACAAATAGAGCAACTTCAAAGAGTGTTCGTGATATCTAAAGTCAAAGACATGATGGTTACCTACTTTGATGCTGCAAATGACTACGTTAATAACGACCCTTCCCTCTCCCATAGAAGGGTCACATAAGCACCTCTTTTTTTAGCGATGTGTCCTGAGCAAGACCAAAAAAGGCTCTATCAAGGAGACAATATAATGATTAATGCCCCCACAAAAGATATAAATATTCGGACCTCAACCATTATTGCATTAAAAGAACAAGACAAAACATTGACATTACAAGAGATTGGAGATCGTGTTGGCTGTACTCGTGAACGTGTTAGACAAATTCTTGTTGCCCATAACATAGATACATCATGGGAAGGTAGGCGTGGGTATAAGATTCATACACAGTGTTCCAAATGCAATGGGAAGTTTGATTCAGCGCATTATAAACTTATAGGAATTTGTCGTGCTTGTATGTCGAAAGTTAAATACAAAAAATTTCTGGCTATAAGGACTAAAATCAAATGCCCTACATGCAAACAAAAATTCTTGTTGCGGAAAAAAGATCCAAGACAACAATTCAAAAAAAATTTCTGCTCACATGACTGTAGAGCAACTTACTACAGGAAAGAAGTAGGGAATAGTGGATTTCCTTGGGGGTTCCGCGGTTAACGGTGTCTGATTCTCACAATGCAAAATTGTTAGAGTCTCTTGTCGAAGAATATGTAGATTTAGGTTGTACTTTAGAAGAAGCGATAAAACTGGCACAAGAAAAATTTGAAACTCTGCCTGTGCCAGATATTAACGACTAATTAACTCTCAAGTTATGATAGAAATTAACTTCATGTTGTGTTCTTACATCACAGTCGCATGGACTACTCTTATGAATACATTCAACTGGTTCATTTATATGCTCAATGTGGTTATAGTTCTGAATCGAGCGTTCTTCCGAGCTTCTAGGATGGTAGCTATGCCCAGCATTTAAAGTGTCGTAAAGAAGTTTAAGTATGTTCAACGTCGATATGTTATCTCCTAATTATTAAATTTTAACCAAATTTCTAACGATTTTCGGTAATCAATGGTATTATCGCTTTTGTATATGCGTGTAGATTCATGAAAAGGTTTTGTTGACTTTGCTCTGTCTTTTTTTGAATAACTAGCATCTAGTCTATGTGTGTGGTCGGTGGTCACTAAACAACTTCCGTCCGTACAAGTCTGTGTTGAATTAACTCCTTCAGTTTTTAACAACGAAAAATGAGCTTCTTGATTTACACCACGTTCACATACCGTTATCTCGCTAAGCTCAAGTTCATCAACTTGCATATAAGGTGAATTATTTTTCATCAGTGACTGCGTTTTGACGGCTGAACCAGCTATACTATAGCTTTTCAAAATGCCTTCATCAATTTGCTCAAGTACCCGTTTAGCAATATTTGTGTCTCCTCGCAACTCCGTTATAAAATATAATCCTTGCTCAGGATCTACACCCGATTTAAATACTTGCCCCGACTCGCTAATATATGCTGGTAAGGCCCAGCCAACCTGAACATCAGAGTGGAGCACCATGGTATTCCGGGTTCGGAAGTTTTTCATGAATACGGTAAACGCTTTTTCTAATGCTTTTGTCGTAATTAGATGTCCTTCACGATCAATAACCTCTACAGAAGCAGGTCCACCAACAACAATCGGCGCTACTTCTATGTCAGCGGCGGCAGTTTTATATAATTCATTGTCCGGATACGCTCTAGACAGACATAAAATTTCTGCTTCCGATGCGATACCCGCTTTATATAGCTTCTCAAACTCTTCTAGGGCCTCAGAGATGTCATCTAAGGTTGTAGACCCGTACTGTTTCTCTAAAACCGTAATAGGTGCAGCATTCTCAGACAGCTTTTGATACATATCCATATTAATATCAGTCATTTAAACCCCCCAAATAACACCGCGGACCGTTGGTGTCCCTTGTGCAGCCACTACGCTTACCTTATTACTAAAGGCAATCGGGAATTGTGTTTCAAAGGCTTCACCTGCACCCACGGGTATCCCCACAGAGGAGGTCGCAGTGATGTCTAGAGAGACGTACACGATTTCTGCTCCGGTAGAGGACTCATTTGTTACCTTAATGCCACGAATCTGCGTCATATCGGGTCGTTTGATGGATGTAGAAGCATTAACGGTTCCAGTCCATTCATGGTTTAACCCAAAATCACCATCAACGTATGTACTTACGTCTGTGGTATCTTCTCGCGCCTCGAACATCAATTTATCCGAGTAAAAATTTATATTATGTTGCGCCTGAGTTGTTAAATACAGTCTGTATGCTGCAGAAGCGGTAGATGCTGGTATAGAGTACGAAGCCGTAACTCGTGTCCAGCTAGTTGCTAAGTCGGAAGATCCAGAGGTGGCCAGTACTGTAGTGCCTGCCGCATCTCTGATTTCAAGTTTAACAGCTCCACTTGCTGAAGCCCCCCTATGTTCTAATTGAACACTGATGTATTGAGGTTTAGCACTGAATGGTAACTTAGGACTTTCCCAGTACCAGCCTTCTCCAGCAGCGCTGTTTGCAGGGTTAGCTAAAAGTGATGCGGTCCCTATAGATTGTTGGCCAGTATCTCTGCTGATCGCAGAGCCTGTTGCAGTGAACATAGAAATGTCTGTAGCTTCAATTCTTGGGTTTGATACCCAGTTCGTTGCAATTTCACCCTTAGCGCAAGTTAATAGTGTTGCAGCCGTGGTGGAAGTAGCCTGTCTAAATGGTTTATATTTGGTGTACGCATGAGTAGATTGTCGTGTACTAAGATCTACTTCCCACCCGGTCCAGTCTGAGTGTCTATCCTGATTAGGCATGTTAAGAACTCCTTATAAGTTAATCTTTCATGAATGTTGTGACTGCCATAAGTGATCCTATAACAGCTGCCCCGTGAACGAGCATAAATCCCATTAATAATGCGAGGCTTTTAGCACCTAACAAGCGCGCTCTCCAGCCTCTTAATTCCTCAAGCTCGGTATCCAACGACTCTAACCGTTCACATAAAGTTGCGTTAAGTTGGGACTGCGTTTCAATGTACGCATCAAGTCGTTCCATGTAGATAGCGAGGTTTACTTCTGTATTAGTAGCCATTAAATAATACCTACCTAAATGTCGTATTTATTTTTATATTGATCTTATTCAATTTCTGATGCTCACAATTAAGCCATTCACTACACTTTGATAGGGTTCCGGGAGTGCAGAGTATTTCATCCACACTCCCAGATTATAGGTTCCGTAACCTAGTTTAGCTGTCAAGTTTAGTTAAGGTCTGCTACCTTTGCTTGAATAGCCATGTTATAGCATCTGAGCTCTGCCATTGTATAAATGAGCCCTCTTACTACTAAGGAATTCGCCGCATAAAA